AGAAGGTGGTTCATTAATGCCTATAAAAGAAGCTGAAGAAAGAGAAAAAGCATTAATACATGACAATACTTATCAAACATTAGGTTCAGCTATAGAATTATATTGGGATAGTGCTGCACAATATGGAGTTAATTATCAGATTAAAACAAATGGTAAACCAATCTACAACTTTCCAATTAAAACTGGAGATGAATTAGGTGGTGAATTTATGATGTATATAAGTCCTGATAAACTAAAGATAAATGGTGTAATTCCTAATGATGCTATTATTGTACTACATGACCCATATATATCAGATGAGATGGATAAAGGTGGTTCATTAGGTGCTGCATATTATATTGTTAATCCTAAGTATGAAGTATATGGATTACCAGGAAATGATATGGCTGCTGCATATATAGGTAAAAACTTAGATGGTATAGATAGATATAATGAGATACTAGAGATGGGAATGGCACTATATGGTAATCCAGTTAGAAACTTATGGTATGAAGCTAATAGAGGAGATAGACTTAGAGCTTATTTTCTAAAGAAAAAGAAAGCTGATTTACTATGTCTTAGACCACAATTCGAACAAGGTCAATTTATCTATTCCAGAACTGTAAGTCAAACTGGATATATAGTAGGAAATAGTCTAGCAAAGATATCATTAATAGATGCTTTAAGAGATTGGCTTTTAGAAAAAAAAGAAATTAATGGGATAGAGTATTCTAACTTAGAAAGAATACCATGTATATTTACCGTTAGGCAAATAAAGAGTTACACACTAAAAGGAAACTTTGATGGTGTTTCAGCGTTATTAGGAATAACATTAGCTATCGGTGAACAGAATCATAGAATGATGAATAAATCGAAAACTGTAGCATTGCAGACAATACGTAATCATATAAATAATAGATGGAAGCGGTATTCAACTTAAGAGAAAAAAATAAATCAGAAGATTGGTATAAAAGCGTAATGAATACTATCGTACCTTTTAATAATACCAATATGGAATCTTATGAGAAGTATAGGCTTATCTATGCTATTCTTAATAATGATGGTAGTGTATTATTCAGACAATTATATGAGTTATGTAATCCTGAAGGAGATATGTTCAAGTTGCCATTTGAACAAGATAGAGAAATAGTTATCTATAATAGACTATATCCTAAGTTTATGTATCTCGTTGGGCAAATGCTTAAACGAGGTGATAATTTTGATGTATTATTATTATCTGATAGAGATAATGCTGCAAAAGATTCAGAACTCAAGAAAGTATTAGAAGCAGCAATCAATCAAGAGTTAATGATATTCCAAGCACAACTGGAAGCTGGAGGTGCTAATGCAGAACAGATTGAAGAATCTATGCGTACTATGCCTAAACCTGAAGATATAGATATAAAGAATTTTAAGAGTGAAATGGAAATATTCTATAATGATGTTGTAGAATACTTTAAAGTAAAGTTTGATATTAAGTCATTAAAGTCATTATCATTTAAACATGTACTCGCAGTAGATAGATGTTTTATGGTAGTTATAGAAAAGAATGGACAACCACATCCAATGGTATTAAATACACTCCATTGTGGTTTTCATAAGAATAGTAATGAAGAAAGAATAGAGAAAGGAGATTATTGGTGGTATAGAACTCCAATTACAGTTACAGAAGCTATTGATGAATTAGAAGGTAAAGTAGAAGATGATGTACTTGAAAGACTACGAGGTTATACTTCATCTAACTATTTAACTCCTAATGCAGCATGGGATGTAACAAGTGGACAAGCTAAATCTCAATATAATTATCTTAGTGTAGAAGAAGGAATGGAATCTAGGTTTCATGATAATAGATACATAGGACAATCAACAGGAACATCTGGAGATAGAAGATATAGAGCTAATCAGTTAATATGGAAAACTTACTTAGAGTTTAAGGCTTATAGAGAAGTTATATTTCTTACAATGTTTAATGAATACAATGAAGTAATTACTGAAGTTGTAGATAGTAAATATCCTATTCCTGAAGATGCAGTTACTACATTTATTATCAATAGATATAATCAGAAAGCTAAAAGACATGAATGGATAGATGAATTTGGTAATGTAGTATATGCTGAAAAGATGTATATACCTAGAAGATATGAAATAACTAGATATGGTTATGATATATTTACTGATATGAGAGAAGTTCCTAATCAACCATTATCTATTGATAATCCTTATGATTTTGAGTTATCTTGTAAAGGTAGAATATTCTCAGGATTAAATGCTGAATCTATATCATTAGTAGAAAGAGCATTACCATCACTATTACAATATACATTTGTTAAAGACTTACAGAATAGAGAGTTAGCTAAATACGAAGGTTATATAAAGAATATTGATGCTAGTCAAATTCCTGATTATCTAGCTATGGATGAAAATGGTAATCCATTATATGAAGGTGCTTATAAACTAAAAGTATGGAGATACTTAAGACGTACACTAGGAGATAGTTACTATGACCCAACAGCTACTACATCAGGACTTCCAAACAATCAAAGAACTACAGCAGTTACAGCTGAACAAGCTGGTTCTATTGGTGAGATAGTTAATATGCAACAGTTGTTAGATTTGATAGATAGAGAAATGGGAATGCAAATGTTAGTACCACCACAAGCTGAAGGTATATTCTCTCCAAGTTCTAATGTATCAGATAATCAACAAGCTATAGCACAGTCATATACTATGGCTGAAGAATACTTTAGACTACATCAATTAGTAATGAAAGAAACTGTAAATGAATATGTTACACAATTTAGTAATTACTATCGTAGATTCTTTGAAAACAATCCTGAAAAAACTGAAACATTCTTAAACTATGTTACTAGCGATGGAATGAAAAAGACTATAAGAATTAAACCAGAGTTATTAAATCATGAAGATTTAGGAATCTTTATTCATGATGGTGACTATAATGAAAGGTATCGTCAAATGATGACACAAATGATACAACCATTAGCACAAAATGCTGGAGAAGGAGCTGAAAGAATATCAGAATTAGTTATGGCAATGACTAGAGGTGATAGTCCTGAAAAAGTACATAAGATGATTGCTGCAGCAGCTAGAGAACAAGAACAAAGAATGCAGCAACAAGGACAACAGCAACAACAAATGCAAGAGCAACAATTACAAGCTCAAGCACAAATGAAGCAACAAGAGCATAATAATAAGATGGAACAAATCACTTTAACTAAACAATTAGATGCTGAAATAAAAGCTATGGATGTCTATAAGTTTACTGATGATTTAAATCAAGATAAAGATGGAGTTCCAGACCATATCGAAGCATATAGAGCTATGAAAGGATTAAACCAAAAAGATAGAGAGTTAGATATTAAAGAGAAAGATATTGCTTCAAAAGAAAGAATAGCAAGAATTTCTAAAAAAGAGAATACTAAGTCATCTAAATAGAATTAATTGATAAACATAAAATATATTTGCTTATGGAAATAGGAGATGATTTTCTACCAGAGTTGGATTTCGACTTTATAGAACAAGAACAAGAAGAGGATAAAGTTGTTGATGATAAAGTAGTCAATGATGAGATTCCTGAAGAAGATGACAATCTTGATGATGATACTGAAGATGTATTATCAGATAATGTTGATACGGATGACAATGCTGTTGCAGCTTTTAATTATTACAAGGATAATAATTTTCTTACTATTGACCATGAGTTTGATGGTACTTTTGATTCATTAAAAGAAGCTTTAGATAAACAAGCTCAAGTATCATTAGTAAGTGCTATACAAAACTTTCCACCTTTTCTACAACCCATTATTGAATATGCTACGCTAAAGGATGATGTAACTCCTGAAGAAGTAGCTAACTTTTTGATGCAATATCAACCACCTTCATTTACTGAACAGGATTTACAGAGTGATACTGATTTAGCTGAGAATTATCTTACTAACTCATTAAAAGCTGAAGGTCTTGATGATGAAGAAATTGAAGATAGAATTGATTACTTAAAAGATAGAAATCAATTAGCTAAAGAATCAATAAGACAGTTTAGAAAAGATGAGCAAGTAAGACAACAAGAAATGAATAGTCAACTTGAATACATTAGACAACAAGAACAAGTAGAACAACAACAACAAGAAGTATTTGTACAAAACTTTGGACAAGTATTAAACAGTACTAATTGGAGAGATGACCATAAGCAAGTAATTGCTCATGAGTTTACAAGTGGTAACTTTAAGACTAGAATGGAACATCTGTTTGAGAATCCTAAAGCATTAGTAAAATTAGTAGACTTCTTAGCTAATTATGATGGAGAAGATATAAACTTAGATAAATACAAGAAATCAGCATTTAGTCCTTCAGTAAAGGGAGTTAAAGATACTGTAGAGAAATATTGGTCTAGTTCATCACTAGCTAATAACAAATCATCGAAAGGTGGAAATCCTAAAGTAGATTTATCAGAATTAGAACTTATATAAAATAATAATAAAATGGAAAGAAAAACCGCTCTTAAAGTAACAGAATACAAAGGATTCGGTGGTAATTTCTTTGATAGTGTATCTCATAGTGCATTGTTTAGAGATGACCAACCTTATGACTTTGGTGTTATGACTGCACGTTTGTTTTCTAGTTCAACCAATTTAGGTTTAACTAACAAGCGTTGGAACTATTTAACTATGGCTCAAGGTAATTACTGTGTAATTCCTGGTGGTCGTAATGAGTATGCTTGGTCTGTAATTGGTGATGCTGATGTTGACTTCCGTGTTACTGAATTGTTAGTATCTGACAATGCTAATCCTGGAAAAGCTAATACTACTTTTGCTATTGCTTTAGACCGTAATTGGTTGAAAGCACCCGTAGTACTTAAAACTGCATCTGATAATGCTCCATTACTAGAAATTATATCTGGACCAGAACCACTTGGAACTCACTCATTTAGATATGAAGTTAAGATTCAGGATGGTAATCCTAATAGCTGGATTCCTGTTGAATGGTTAAAACCTGGACAAGTAATCACTCGTGTATCTACTCGTGTAACTAATGAGGAGAATACTAAATATGGTACTGACCAATACTCAAGTCAAATGAAACTTCGTGGTGTTGTAGGTCAATATGCTAACGAAGTATCTTTCACAGATAGATTTATTCGTATGGAATTATCAGCTAGTAAGTCTGGTAAATCTAATACTGGAACTTATGATGACCATGATGGTAAGAAATACAGAGATGCTTTCTCTCGTGGACACATATATCAAGCTAGTTTGAAGAATAAAAATACTAATGAGATTATTCAGAAAGGTATGTTTATTACTAAAGCTGAAGAAAGATTGTTAGAGCGTACTGAGATGGATAGAGAGATGATGTGTGAATTTGGTAGATTACAAATTGATACTGACCAAGATTCTAAGAGAGTAAAGAAAACTGCACCAGGCTGGAGACAGTTAGTTCGTGATGGACAATATATGCCACATGGAGGTAACTTTACACTAAATAACTTATATGATTTCTTACATCAAGTACTATATCGTAGAAGAGGTTTTATGAATCGTAAACCTATGTTAGTTGGTGGAACTGGAGCTATTAGTTACTTGTCAACACTTATTGCACAACAAGCATCTGTATTCCAGACACTAGAGCCAGGATTTGCTTTAAGAGATAATGCTGAACCTACTGGAGTACATAAGTATGAAAAAGAATGGGGATTCCAGTTTACTCGTATCAAGTTACCAATGGGTATTGATGTAACTATTATGTATGACCCATCTAAAGATGATGATACATTATACAAAGAGAAAGCACCAGGTTCTTACTTACCACTAGAATCATTTCAAATTGATATCCTAGAGTTTGGACAAACTGAAAATGCTGCTGAAAACTCTAATGGCAATAACATTTGTATGGTTATGGAAGATAATATTGACTACTATTTTTCTGTAGCTAACGCTATTGACTTTAAGAATGGTATTGTTAAAGATGGTTCTAATGCTTACAAGTTTGGTAAAACATTAAGTATTTACAGAGAAATGAGTGGTTCATTAAATATTTGGGATACTAGTGCGGTAGGTCGTATTGAGTGGGTTCCAGGTTATGTATCGTAAACAAATAAAATAATTATTACAGCCTATGATTAAGGGACAAAAAATCTATGTGGTTCACGTACCACGTACATCAGCGCAAGGAAGACATACTTACGAGTATAAGCGTGATGATGGAACTACTATTTCGATGGGAAGAACTAGGTCTAAAGGAATATCTATACCGTTTAGTTTTGTAAGAAATGGAAACCAGTTGTTAACAGGATTAGATGAATTGATTGACAATCCATACTATGAGTTATCAAAAGACCAGATTAATTTTGGTAGCAACTGGTTCTCTAATTTTGATAGTGTAACTAAACAGAAACAGATAACACTACAGATGTTGTATGAAATAATGGATGATATGATTGCTGGAACTTATACTTCTACAACAAATACTCCATTAATGAGCCAAATCATGAATGATGTAAAGATTGCTGATAGACTTAACAATCAATCAGAATTAGAACAATTTAAGATATGGCTACAAGAAGGAACTAATGTGTTTTCTTCTGATACATCAAGAGGTAGATTAGCAATACAACTTCTAAAGAATCATCCAAAGATAGCTTTAGATAAGAATCAAGTAAATGAAAATATACATGAGTTCTATATTGCTGAAGAAGAAGAAGCTATTAAAGAAGCTAACAAAAAGATTGATATTGTTATGGATGGACTTACAAAGTTAGGATTATTATTTGCTAACTATGATATGTTTACCAGATACCAATTATCTGTAGTTATGGATTTAGTTACTGGAGAAGCATCTGATTCTTTAGTAGAAATGTCTTTAAAGAATCATATTTGGGAACAACGTAAAGTATCTAAAGGAACTCAAGAAGAAAGAATCATGCAGTTCTTAGAACAATACGATTTACTATTGAAAGATAAGGATAAAGTTTACATTCGTTACATGATTCAACAAGCTATCAATACTGGAATCTTTTATCTTACAGGCGGTAAACACTTTTGGAGAAGTCAAAAAGGAATTGAAAACCTGTATAACTTAGGAGCATCTAAAACAAAAATAGAGAATATGTTGTATCAAGAAATGGAAGCATACGACCCTGATTTAACTGATGATAATGTATATCACAAACTATTAAGTGAATTGAAACAAAAAGGAATTAAATGCCGATAAATATAGATTTTCTCCATTTCAAATTGGAACAAGGTTATAATAAGTTATCTAATAATCACCAAAAGTATCTTACTGATGTTGAAAAGGATGAAGTATTAAATACTGCTATATTTGAGTATTTGGAGATATTTATACATGGTAGAAATCCTAAGAATTTTAATATAGGTTTTGAAGTTACTCAACAAAGAATTGATATGTTACACACATTAGTTGTATCATATCCAGAATTTCCTAAACAAGAGTTAACACTATTAGATGACAAAATATTCTATTATGAATTTCCTCAAGACTATAGGTCTTATCGTAGTGCTAGAGTTTTTGAAAATGGATGTGATATAGCTTACGATGTGAACATAGAACAACACGGAGATTTAGCAACTGCAAGACGTTCATTTCATAAAAGAACATCTAAAAGATTTCAATACATTATAGGAACAATTAGGAACAATAGATTGTATTTATATGCTGAAGATGAATTAAATCCTAGTAAGTTAGAATTAACTTATATAAGAAAACCATCTAAAGTATGTAAAGGAACTTATCCAAGTCTTGAAAATAGAAATGCAGCTAATTCTCCATTCCAATTAAAACAAGA